ATTGAAAAGCTAGGCTTGCATGAAGAGGCTAAAAAGTGGGAAGGATATAACACGCAGATAAAGCCCGCCTATGAGCCTATCATCATGGCACGCAAGCCTTTAGACGGCACGGTCGTCAACAACGTGCTAAAACACGGCGTGGGGGGCTTGAATATCGATGCGTGTAGGGTGAAAACGGACGATTCAACCGCTAGAAATCGAAACAATGTGGGTCAAAATACCTATACTTCAGAATGGGGGGCGTATCAAACAGAAACACACACACAAGGACGTTACCCTGCTAACATCATCCTAGACGGCTCCGATAGCGTCGAGGGGTTGTTTCCTGAAACGCAAGCAAGGCAAGCAAGTCAAGCAAGTCAAGCAAGTCAAAGACGAAAAGTAAAATACGAGACAATGGGTAAGCTGTCTTTAGAGCGTCCAGCATGGAACGCAGTAGAAGATTATGCAGGCTCCGCCAGCCGTTATTTCTACCACGCCAAAGCAAGCAAGGCGGACAGGGACGAGGGCGTTAATGGCATGAATACACACGCCACAGTGAAACCCACGCAGTTAATGCGATACCTTGTAAAACTGATAACACCACAAGGCGGTTTAGTGCTTGACCCTTTTATGGGGAGTGGAAGCACAGGCAAGGCGTGTATGCTTGAGGGGTTTAACTTTGTGGGTATGGAATTAAGCGAAGAGTATGTTAAGATAGCAGAGGCACGCATTGAACACGCAAGGCAACAAAGGGGATTATTTAATGCCTGAACCGAAACCAGTAACGATTGATTTTGGAATAGACACTTGCACGTTTGACACGAACGACTTTGTGGAGTGGGAAGTCGTGCCTGATGATACGGCGTGGAACTTCCCCACGTTGAAACCGCTAGACGACCAACAGTTAGCAGATGTTCGACTCAAGCACGCTCAAGCCGACGCTATTTATATCCGTGAAGGGGGTATCGACCCAGCTTATTTATGGCATATCAGACATGAATGGGGATACAATATGAACCCTAGCTATTCATTGGAAAATGTGGCAGAATATCAAAACGAACTAGATAACACCGCTTTGAGTGGGGCGTTTGAAAAGGGAATTATGCTAGATGACAATACATAGAGATATGGAATTATTAACGCCCTTTGGGTTTCAAGCTATCAAGTCACTTGTCGGCAAATGCAAAATATGGACAGGTGAAGAATGGAACAGTGTTATTGTTGAGAAATCTAATATAGAATATCAACTAGACTCCGTATTTTATTATGGAGACTCACCATTTTATGATGAAAGTGGAATATGTTCAACCGAGCTTGCAAGAGATTTATTTTTGTTTCAATGCGAAAACAAGTTATTTAAGCCACTTAAAAATGCAATTTCCCACAGGTCAAGAGGTTATTTTTGGAATAGCCCCTTTTATGATCAAAAAACAGCTGTAAAGCTAAGAAGGAGCAAAAAATGGGAAGGTTCTCAAACATCTTTTAATGTAATAACGGATAAGCCTTTTTTAGTAGATTGTCTAATTTTAAAAAACATAAAATAAACCCCTAGGGTTTGACAACTAGGGGAATCGAAAAAACCAACCAATGTAATGCGCACATTATAGCCTATTTTAAAAGGGAAAGCAATGCCTAAGCTTACAACTAAAAAGACAACTTTCCCGACGATGATATTTAGGCGTTACAGAGCGTTTTTGATTAGTTTAATTAACGACTTTGAAAAACAAATAGAAACGCAAGTATACCCGATTTTAGAAAGGTACAAAGTGCGTTTGGATGAAGACGAGTTGAGCAATGACCCCACGCAGGAAATAGAAACGGCGTTAGTGCTTTATTTATTGCTACAGAAAGCCAAGATTTCGCGAGAAGTATTAAGCCAAGCGAGAGCATTGCAGGCGACAAGCATTGCACAATTTAACGCCTTAGCGGAAGATGCGCTAAAGAATGGGCAAGGAATAAACGGCGAGATTATACGCAATAGAGAAGCAATGATACAAGCATGGACGAGCGAAAACGCTAGGCTGGTTGAAAAGATGCTTGATGATGAAAAGCAAGCATTGCTAGGGACAATTGCAAGGGGCTTTTTAGCAGGCGTTGCGTTGAATGAATTAAAAAAAGAGATCAAAGAAAGATTTAAGCAAGGGTTAAATAAAGCCAAGTTAATTGCGGTGAATGAGATAGGCAATTTAAGCGGAAGCCTTGAACGATTAAACGCACTAGGCACAGGGTTTAATTTGTATGTATGGAGTACGGCTTTAGATGAGCGTGTGCGTGGGACACACCGCCATTTAGAAGGGATGATATGTTCATGGGAAGATTCAACGATTTATAAAACCAGTATTAAAGGCGAATGGTTAAGCCGAGGGGCAATAGGAGCCACGACGAAGCACCCTAGAATGGCGATGCGGTGCAGATGTAACGCTGAAACAGTGACAGGGGCGAACCCTGAAAATGTAAGTGAACGGAATGAGATTAGAAAAAACGGACGTTCACAATGGCTGATTGATTTAGGCATTATTTGAAAAGTTGACAAAATAAAACATAGGCTTTAAGCTAAAAGAGACGAATTAGAGGACAATAGTAGATGTTTAGAATAGACCGTGCAGAGTTTAAAGCCTCCGTCACGCCTGAAGGGTATCTTGCAGGTGAAGCGATAGCTACACGCACTGGCGTTTTTGAATATGTGAATAATGACGGCACGATCAGAAAAGAATTGCGCCACCCTGATGATATTTTGGTAGATGAAAGTTTAGCAAGTTTAAAATTAAAACCAGTAACGGATAATCACCCAAGTGTTTTAGTAAATGCGGACAATGCAAGCGCTTACCAAGTAGGAATGACTGGCGAAAGCGTAAGAATTGACGGTGGGAACATAGCCGTTTCATTTGTAGTGACGGACAAGGCAACGGTTGAGAAGATTAAATCAAACAAAAAGCGTGAATTGAGTCTAGGGTACACTTTGGACTTGGTAGAAGAGGCTGGCGTGTTTAATGGTGATTCTTACACGCACAGGCAAACAAATGTTCGTTATAATCACTTGGCGATTGTTGAAAAAGCAAGAGCAGGGCGATTGGCACGAATCAATATGGACGGAGTAGCCGTTCAGTTACACCATGATGATAAAGAGGACGACAGCATGACTGATAAAGAAATGCAGGCGGTGAACTTGGACGGTTTGAGCTATCGAGCCGATGCCGAGGTTGCTAAAGCATACGAAAAAGCGGTGCAAGCTGAAAAGCAAGCCCGCAATGATGCAGAAGCCTTAAAAGGGCAAGTAGACGAGTTGAAAGCACAGCTTGAAGCCGTAAAAGCAACGCACAACGACGAGGCGGTGAATGAAGCCGTTTCAAAACGTGTAGTATTGCTTGAGCAAGCAAAGCGTGTTGTAAACGTAGACAGTTTAATTGGTGCTAGCGAACGTGCGATCCACGAAGCGGTAGTAAAGTGTAAAAACGAAGGCATTAGCCTTGAGAGCAAAAGCGACGAGTATGTTAAGGCTCGTTTTGATGCCGTTATGGAAGCATTGCCTAGCGTTGAAGACGAAGCCCTTGCCAAGCAACGTGAAGTTGTAGCAAGTGCCAACAACGATTCTACTTCAGCAAAAAGCCGAAGAATTGATTGCAACGACGCTTTCAAGTTTCAATTAGAAAATAAAAAGAGAGGAGCATAACATGTCTCAAACTTCTTATAATTTATATCACTCATCTGCTTACGAAGGACAGATTATTCACCGTGACCGTATTGAAAGCCGTTTTGCAACTGCCAACATTGCTCTTGGACGTGCCGTTCAACGTGTTACGTCTGATCGCCAAGTAGGCTTAACTGCTGCTTCTGGAGTCATTCAAGGCGTGGCGGTGCGTACCCACAATAACCCTAACGACCAAGCAGAAGATATTTTGACTGGTCAAGAAGTTTCGGTTTTAAGTCGTGGACGGATTTATGGCAAAGCGGTTGGAGCCGTAACGCAGGGCGCTTTGGCTTATGCAATTACTGCGGTTGGTGCAACCCAAGGTCAGTTTACGGCTACTTCAACAAACAACCTTTTAGTAGGCAAGTTTGTTACTGGCGGAACTGATACTCTTGTTGAAATTGAAGTAAACGTAGCCTAGAAAGGATTACATTAAATGAATGCTCAAATGAACCTTGATGCAAACGAAACCGCTTATTTTAGACGGCATTTGGAAGCTGTTTTACCTGATGTGCAAGAAATTGTATATGCTGGTATGACCGCTTTAAATACGTTTGATGTAATTGCGGGTATTGACCCAACCGCTGAAACCGTAACGTACTATCAATACGATAAGCGGTTATTGGCAAAGATTTCGAGCGAATACTCGAATGATGCACCAACGGTAGAAGTAAACGGAAAAGCGTTTAGTTCTGTTGTAAAACCGCTTAGTTCAAAGCGTGTTTATAGCATTAACGAATTGCGCAAAGCTTCTTTAATCCCCAACGTGGATATTTTAGCAAGCAAAGCGGATGCAACGCGTGAAGCCATTGCTCAACTGCACAACCGCCTTTTTTGGTTAGGTGATTCAGTTACTGGGCTTGTGGGTGTTTTAAGTAACGCTTCTATTCCTAACGCTCAAGTTACCGCCGACGGTGCAGGAGGTCCAGGTAGTTCACCTTTATGGGCAAACAAAACGGGTGTTCAAATCTTGCGTGACTTAAACAACGCTGTTTTGGATATTATCAACGCTACAAACGGCGTAGAAAATGCCCCTAACTTGCTTGTGCTTAGTCCCCAACGCTACCGCGTTATGGCGACTTCTAAAGTTGACACGGACAACACTCGCACTGTTTTAGAGCAGTTCCAAAACGACAACCCTAGCATTACGAACATTGTACAAGCACCCGAGCTTGTAGGTGCTTTCCAAGGTGGGACTGAAGGGTTTTTAATTGGACGCAATGAAGCACGTTATTGCGGATTGGTTGCCCCCATTGTTTACGAAGAGTTTACTCCTAAACAAGATGGACCTGTTTTTGAAGTAACCGCTGCTGGACGTAATGGTGGAGCGATTATTCGTTACCCACTTGCTTTTACTAAAAAGTACGGTATTTAGGAGATTGGACAATGCCGAAGGTTAAATTAAACCAAGATACCATGTTTCAATATGACGGAGTGACCTTATTCCCTGATTGGAACGAAGTTTCAAAAGAAGACCTAGAAAAGTTAAAAACGGCTAGTTTATCGATTGAACTTGGTATTTTAGAACTTGAAGGTGAAAAGCCTTTGAAAGATAAAAAGTAAAGAGAAAAGCAAACTATGCCCACTTCTATAGAGTTATTGCCAAGTATAGCCCCTGAAATTGACTGTAGTAGTCAACAGGTACTAGACTTAAACGCACTAGCGGAATTAGAAGTGGGCGTTTCTTTATGCCCCGACTTGAGACCGTACTTAGTGGCGTATTTAACCGCACACCAAGTAACGATTTCAAATCGTGGCGGAGTAGGTGGAGAGATTGCTTCAATGCAAGAAGGGCAATTAAACATTGCCTACAAGCAAGGGTTAGACTCTTCAAAAGATCCCTTAATGAGTAGTGCGTATGGGCAAGAATACAAAAGATTATTAAACAAGTGCTTGGGTGGTGTTACTTTTAGAACTGGAGTAATGCCTTATGGAGTTTAAGATTGAAAAGGATGTAGACCACAGCCAAGAGTTTGTACGCAACCTTTCTCAAATGAAAGGTGTTGCTATAAAAGCGGGTATTACAAAACGTGTAGGACAACTTCAAAGCAGAAAAAATAAAGAAAAAGTTGTAAACTATGCTTTTTTTAACGAGTTTGGAACAAAAAACATACCAGAGCGTTCTTTTTTACGAACGACTTTTGATGATAAAGAAAGCAGTTGGTTTAACACTATAAGCAATAGAACTGAAATTGTTATAACCGAAAATAATGGAGCTTCTAAAATTACGCAAGAACTAGGGCGAATTATGAAAGAAGCGATTAGAGGAAAAATAACAAGCAGAGTGCCACCGCCGAACTCTGAAGCAACACTAAGGCAGAAAGAAGGTAACATCACCTTAATTGACACTGGTTTAATGTACCGCGTTATAGATTTTGAGGTAGTGAAAAAATGAGCCCCTTTAATGCCTTTAGACGTAACGTAAAAGTAAAAAAGCGTGGGGCTGTAAGCTATGATGCCACAGGTTTAGCGGTAACAGCTAATGTAACAACGACAACGATTAAAGCAAGTGTGCAACCAGTAGGGGGCAACACGGTTACAACGGTTGGCGGGCAAATGTTGCAAGCTTTACCTGAAAACAGACGTGTTTTAGAAAGTTACTTAATTTACACGGATGCTTTATTAGACACGGCTGATGACAGAACAGCAAAGCGTGGTGATTTAATAGAGATAAATGGCAGAGACTTTGAATTACAAGGGATGCGATTATGGCAAAACGGTTTAATTAACCATAATGTTTATATTGCACAACTGGTGATGTTATGAATGAGATTTACACCGTTTTAGTGCCTTACTTTGCTACATTGAGTGGCGTAACGTGCATTAGACCCCAGCAGAATGTGCCAGCCCCTTTAGCGCCTTACTGCACGGTGGATATTCAAAGCGTTCAGCCTGTAGGTGCTTTTAGACAATCGGTTGCTTTAAATGGTACGGTGCAAATGCAACGCAATTTTAATTTTACGGTAGATTTAAATGTTTATGGGAAAGAATCAGATCCCAGCGAGGCGGAGACGATTGCACACAACATTTTAAATGGTTTAGAAAACCACGCCCAGCGAATTATAGCAACAAATGGGAATGTAGCGTTTCAGCAGATACTAAGCCCAGTAACGGACATAACGGCTTTAATTGGCAAACAATACCAGCCACGCTTTAATATAGCGATGCGTTGGAACACAAGCAAGACGTTTACTTTTAACAATGGGATTATAGATGTTGTAGAAATTGAGAAAATGATTTACAATGAGAATGACGAATTGATAATAGATGATATTTTTTTTACAGGTAACTTAACGAGTTAAGAGGATAGATAAATGGCGAGTTTGATTGAAAACTTTATAAATGTACAAATTACGCTTTTAACAAGCTTTATTCCACGCACAGGTTTTGGCACGCCTTTATTTATTGGTGAAACTAAACCAACGGGTGCTAGTGTAACAGGTGGAACGTATGCACAATCGGGCAATACTGTTACAGTAACCAAAGCCAACCACGGCTTAACTGTAGGGCAAGAACTGGAAGTAGATATTTTAACAGGAACGGCAGTAGACGGTGATTATGTGGTACTTACCACGCCTACTTCAGGTACGTTTACTTACACTGCAGGCACTTCTTTAACAACCACAGGTAACGTAACTTATGCCCCTATTTTTAGAGTAGAATCTTACGCCAGTCCAGCAGAGGTATTAGCGGTTTACATTGACACTGACCCTGAATACTTGGCAGCCCAAGCGTACTTTGCCCAAGGTGACGTAAACCCCTTGATGATTGGCTGGAAAAAGTCTAGCGAATCCTATTCACAAGCGTTGACGGCAATTAGTGGGTTCCGTGATGACTTTTACGCTATAGCCATTCAAAGTAATGACTTAGCGATTCAGACTGCCTTTGCAACAAGCATTTTAGGATTGGCTGGAGAGAAAATTGCATTTTTCCGCACAAGTGATGCTAACACGTTGAACTCGGGATCTTCAACCGACATTGCAAGTGTGTTAAAAGCGAATGACAATGATTATGTTCATGTAACATACCATTACAACACTTATAGCGGAACGAATACGGCAGGCTTATTCCCTGAAATGGCTTACATGGGTGTTATTTTAGCGATTACTGAAAGCCCCACGTTTGCCGCTGGTTCTTTCGCTTGGCACAATCAGGCGGTAAAAGGGATTACTTCAAGCTTTAACCCTATAAATGGGAAAAAGTCTTTTACGCAAACCGAACGCAATGTTTTGAATACTAAAAATGCTGATGCGTTTGAGTCTGACGGAGCAAATACTCGTTCATTGGGCGGTAAAATGGCTGGCGGTGAATGGGGCGATGTTATTCACGGAACGGCATGGCTTAAAACCCGAATTGGTGAAGATATGTATCAATTATTGGTAGCCAAAGCGGACGCACAACAAAAGGTGACTTTTGATGTAAAA